CGCTTATGCAACAACCAAAGCAGGAGCCAATGGCTCTTCTGCTATGGGAGTAACATCACTCTACGACATACTAGCTTTAGAGAGAGATTCAATTCTTACAAAGATTGTCTCATTTTCTTCAAAAGTCTACAGTAATAATGAATTATTACTTAAGATGATTGAAGACTCTCTGACCATTGCCAAAAGCCTTCCGGAACTCATTCCGGAAAGTCTTAAAACCGGCCGACTGCATTTGCTTGCAGAAGGTGGTGGAAAGACTAGGGTAATTTGCATACCCGACATTTGGACGCAATCTGTTCTTAAACCAATTCACAAATATTTCATGAATTGTCTAAAACGGATGCCATGTGATGGTTCCTTTGGACACGAAGTCCTAGGGAACAAAGTAAAGAAATTTACTAAACATCGTCCACTTTTCTGTTTCGACCTTACGGCCGCTACAGATAGGTTTCCACTAGAAATCCAAAAGGCGGTTCTTAAACCGCTTCTTGGAGATTTAGTACATGAATGGTCTGATTTATTGGTGAACAGAACGTTCACCTTTAAGTCTAAAGATATAAGATATAAGATTGGACAACCAATGGGTCTTTTGACCTCATGGGCTGCCTTTTCTTTATCTCACCATGTTATCATAAATTATTGTAAAAATGATAAATCATTTTATGCAATGATAGGTGATGACGTGGGTATTAGTAGTGTGGAAGGTGCTAGGAAGTACCAAACATTAATGAAAGAAATAGGTGTAAGTATAAATGACTCAAAGTCACTTATACCGAAATCAGACATTAATGTGGCAGAAATTGCCAAAAGGCAATTTATTGCTGGGAATGAGATATCCCCAATACCTCCTAGAGTTCTTATAGAAAGTACTAAAGGTCCCGAAGGACTTTTAGAATTTCTACAAGTACTTGCTAACCGAACTGGTAAGTTCAGAATGTTATCTGAGCTTGAAAAGAAAGGTGTGAAGAAAATTATTATTAATAATAAAGATTTTCATACTGAACTTTTCCAGGTTTTATTAACGTGTCCTCTTCAGGTGTACAATCCATTTACGGATTTACACCCACTTCTTACAGCCCAAGAAATTGGGGTAGTAAGTAAGTGGAACACATCCATGCCCGTTAAGACGTATCAAAACGAGATGGAGCAATATATTTTAAATATAGCGGTTAATAAAATTAACTCATACCCTTTGACTATAGAGTCATTGGGTATGGGTAATGCGCCCAGAACCAGTGCTAGTCAGACATCCCCACTTATAAATAGTTACCTAGATATAAGGCGAGAAGAATTGAAAGGACTTCTCAGGGAATCACAAGCTCATCAAGGTTCTGATGATTGGGATGACGATCATGTCGTCTCCCCAGAATCAGTCTACGATGAGATTGTATCTGGCCCGG